CGTGATCTTAATTAGATATCTTCCTCTTCCTCATCAATGTAATAGATAGAGAATAATTCGGAATCAGCGGAGCAAGAGTTAAGCATCATAGCACCCTTATAGTCCATTGTCTGAGAATCGCCGCCTTGAAGCGCAAGCGTAAATTCTGGACTTGGCATAAAAGATGGAATATGAATAATAGCGGCTTTTAAAGTTTCAGTATCACATTTATCAACTACTAAAGCCTTAAAGAATAATTCGTGTGCTTTTGGGAATTTCTTACCAGAGTTGGTAATCTTAGCGCCATTATAGATTGTTTTCTTGAACTTAACAATATACTTAGTTTCGCCATCTACTGTTGGCGGTTCTAATACATCACTTGCTGCAACATAGTTTGGGTCACCACTTGTACCAGACTCGTCTGTATGCTTAATTGCATATTCTGTAGCAGTAGCGGAAGATCCCTTTGTAAACTCTTCCTTACCCATAGAACCTTTTGGCGAAAGGGCATTTACATGGATTGTCCCATCAACGTAGCCAGTGATGTCAAGCGTCTCTCCTGCTTTTACAATCTGAATCATTGGCATTACAATGCCCTTCTTATCTGTAGCAATCTCTGCATCGGTAGCAGAAATAGCCTCTACAATCGCAAGGTTAAGAAATGCATTTGTAGCAGTAACCTCACCCTTCTTACCTGTATATTTACGATATACAAGATTTCCGTCTTTATCATTGATGTCAGTAGAATCCGCTGTGATGTCAATATTCGCCTGTGTAAGCTGTGTTAAAGCATATAATGGTGTACCATTAGACTTTGCACCATAACCAAACTGAAGTCTATCAACGATCACATCACCTAATTTAAATGCCATGTTATTTTCCTCCTTTAAGTTTTTCTATTTTTTTGTAATAAAAAATGAGCGATCATAAATCGCTCATAAAATTTATTAAATCTTGTGGAATGTCCTTAGCGTTTACAAATCCACCATAGATTCCATGCATAGCTGCAACGCCTTGTTCATATTTCTGTATTCTTTGTACAGAATCCATAAACTGGCATATGTTTACTTGTTTTAATTCCTCCAACTTATATTTGAATCCGGGATGATTTACACAGGCAGATACAAGTGGTAGAAGAGTAGATTTGTTCTCTTCATTTTGATTTTGTTCCGCTTTCATTCTGTCTTCTTGTAACATCCAATGCTTCGTGGTCTTTCCTTTAGCCTTTTCAGTTTTAGGATGAACATTTAGCATATCACGAATAAATTCTGCAATTTCTAAATATTGATCTTCGTAAATTAGAATATTTTGAGACGGGCTAACTAATGCTAACCATTTATAATCTTTTTCAAATTCATTTTTTTTTGCATTTATTAGTTTGAAGTCTTCAAAAGATATATTTTTAAATAGTAATTTTAATGGCTCTTTATCCTTTACCATTTGTGACATGATATAGAACACTTCGATATCTTTTGTTTTATTCCAATCCATTTTAAACACATCGTAAAGTAAGACTCGAATGGACGTTGGGTTATTTAAAAACGGAGATACTGCTTGATAGAATCTTGCTTCACCTATTTCTAAAATATCTCCTATAGTTGGAATAGAAATAGTAATACCATTTATTGTATAATCCTCACCAAAATACATTCTTAATTTATCAAAATGGTATTCTGGATGAGAGGTTTTTATTTGTTTCTTTTTTTTATCTTCTTCGACAGCGGATTGAAGACTATCTAAAGTTTCTAATACATCCAAATAATCACCGCCTTATACCATAATTTATAACTGATGTTTTCCCGTTAGAAGTCTTATAAATACCATTTGTATCAACTACTTGAAATATAAGAGTACGGACGAGATAATTATTATCTGTAGTAGATTCTTTAGAAGAAACAAGATGTGTCTGCATACCAAAAATGTTAGACCAATTAAACCGATCTCGTATAATCGAAGCAATAAGATCATGTCTAGGTATACCTGTAAGTTTATCAACTCGATCATTTCCATGTACAAATATTGTAAATGTAATAGTTGTGTATTTTAATGTATCTTGATACCGAGGACTTTCATCAAAAGCAACTTGATAGCATATATAATGTTTCACAATTGTTTGCGTATCTGGGATAAACAAAAAAGGTCGAATATTGCCATTACTTCCAAAATATCCTTCCCAGTCGCCACTTGGTTCATATTCTCCAGTTTCTTCATTAATTTCCCAATTCAATCTACAAGTATCTGTTGGAATTTTCTTTTTTTTATCCTTATCCCATTTCCAGTTAGTTTCATCAGATAAATCATACAACGAATCTTCTTCATGGAGTGCGTATAGTAATTCTGGGCAGGATAAAAGTGCTTGCTCAATCTTTTCCTTGTATTGGATATTTTCATCATCAGGAGCATATTTATATGTACGGAGTTTATTCAATAAATCGCCTTTTGTTAATATTGCATTCATATAACGCCTCCTTAAATTATAAGTTCCAATTGCAATGTTTCTGATTCAATTATTTCTGTGTCTTTTATCACTGTACACTTAACAGATAATATTTTACCGATAGCGGAAGTGTCATTAGGAAACTTTACTTTCTTTTGGTTGTACTCTGTACCAGCTCGCCATGTAACTTTATCAGTCCAATCTTCATCGTCAATAGAGCAAGTCCATGTAAAGGTTGCATCAGCATATTCAGTTGTAATATCTTCATTGGAATCATTAAATAGATTTACTGTGAGATTTTTATAGCTGCCACCAACTTTAATAGTTGAAGTGGATGCTGAAATTCTTGCTGTAATAGAAGATGGGGGAGTGGTTGGAGTAGATGGATCTGTTGGGGCAATTTCTGAATCGAAATAATTCGCATACATTTCACCTGTTTCAAGATTAACATAATCGGTATGCTCATTCCAAAATGCCGTATATATAGTAAGTTTTTGAATACCAAATGGCATTGAATTTTCAACCTTGGTCACTGTCCATACGGTAGGATGTTCTGTTAAAGCACTTACTACAACTCGCATATTTTTAGAATCTTCAGAAGTGTACCAAAACTTCTCTGTAATAGAGTTCATTGGCAACCATATCTTATCCTGATTATCTGTGTGTGTAAAATATCGGTCTGTGTAAGTGCCTATAGTGTAGGAATTCTGTTGCCTTAAACAACACCACATACGTCTCTTAATGCGCCTATCATTAGATTTTTCAATCCATGTAAGTTCGTAATTTACTGGTAAAATCAAATACTTTGGAAACTGATTTGCAGGTTCATTTCTACAAATTAACCATTTATGATATACCCCTCTATCGTCAGGTAAATCCACCCAGAGTCCTATCGGAAATGTCGCAGAATAGCGTTTCCTAAAATCAGTCTCATAATAATAAAGATCATCACCCTCATTAAATCTTACAGGCTGACTTGGACGAAACATAAGATAGTATTCCACTTGATCTTTATCCATTGACTGATAAGATTTGATAATAAACTTTGCATCTATCTTTGTCTTATTGGTATTTTCATAAGTCATACCTTCAGCAAGAGAACGTGTAATTCCATGCTCATCTGTGAAGAAGTCGTCATGAAAATGGTCATAAATGTAACAAGTCTTGGAAGGAATACTGTTATCCCAAGTTTCTTCCATCAAAAAATCAGATTCTTCTTTATAAATCTGACCTAAAGTTTTCGCATTATTTGTTTTGGCGTTAGCGATTCGCCGTGCTGTCTGTAAGCTTGGCATCACCAACACCCCCTTCAAACATCTGCTTAATATAATTATGACTATCTAAAATAGCCCTACGAAATGTCATGTAATCAAACTCATCGGATACGGCTTCGTCATAAGCAGCTTGCAAAGTAGCCATTAATGTGACCATAATTCCATTATTATTAAATAGAGTCTTTGTTCCGCTAAATTTGAACATAACATTCTGAAAAAATATAAGAAAAGCCTCATCGTTCTCAAATATTTTTTCTTCTATTCGATTATCCTTATAAAGTAATAACTTATGAACATCGTTATGCATCGCATGTGCAGCTTCTTTAATTTGTCTTTTAGTGAACGAACCATATATATATTCCATAGTTATTCACCTCGCACATATGAGTTATTAATATATCCATGACTTGCAAGTTTTCTACTGAATTCATGTTGTAATGTATCCAATCTACTCTGCATATCTTTATATGGATTCTGTATGTTTTTTTCTTCTTTTGTTCCTAAAACTCTAGCAGTAAATTTTGCAGAGTCAACCTGTGGTTTTAACCATTCAATTGTCATTCCAAGAGTGAACAATCCTATAACATATTCTTTATCTGCAAAATCGCTAACAGGATATTGCATCTCAAATTCAATCTGTTGGATTTCGTCATCCATATTAAATGAAGCGAATTTTCTAATAACTCGTTCATCACCTGCAACCATGCGCAAGCGTTCAGTCCATGTTTCATTAAGATCGTTTTCGTCAAGAGAAAGTTCTTTCATATCTGAAATTCGTCCTCTTGTTCGTGAAAAAATTGTTTCGTATGGAAGCGTCATTGTGAGCCTCCTTTACTATTCCTGAACTAATGTAAGTAACATTTTTGTACCAAAAATTTCATCAAGAGCCTTAATTTTGTGAACTGAATCAAGTGCATGAGATTCAATCATTGTAGAAGCAATACCTTTAAGGGCTTCCTTTGCACCTTTTGGAAGCTTTTTAATTGTTTCTGACATCTGCGGAACAGGAAGATTTAAAATCTCATTTAAGTCACTTGTTTCATACATGGACTCATATAAGTCTTTTACAGACTTATTCTGTTCAACAAAATCTTCATCCTCAATAATAATTCTTGGTGAATAAATGTTTACATCTTCACGAGTTCTAACGAGATAAATTAAATCTCTATATTCAACATCAACTACATCTCCACAGTCAGCCCAGCTATAAAGGATATGCGAACGTGCTCCTTCAATATAAAGCCCACCACTTACTAATGAACGACATGAAACAGTATCTTCGGGTGAAAATGTTTTCATATCTTCTTTAACTTCTGTAGTTTTTGTTACCTTTTCTGTACTGCCAGTAGTAGCAGTAGTTTTCTTTGTATATGCCATTTCCTTTCAATTCCTTTCAAAATAGGAGAGTGGATTACCACTCTCCATATAATTAATCTATAAGTAAATCCTACAGATCCCACTCACCATGATAACGAGTCATAAGAGTTGCAACACCCATACGTCTCTGTACCTCATAAGACTGCATATCATCCTTAGTAGCACCCTTTTCGTTTACTTCAAGCTCAGTCTCTCCATAGTCAACAAACTTGATAAATCTATCATCAACTGCTGGCATGATATAGAGCTTCTTGTTATCAACGATAGGAGTAGCAAGAGACTTATCAGTAAACTTCTGTGGAATCTCCATAAGAGGTGTTCCTTCGTAGCCACCGATAATACCTGTGTTTGCTACAGACTCCTTGATTGAATTAGCAGGATCAGCCCAATCAACCTTTGTAAGAGCATTAAGAGACTTTAATGCTGTCTTAGTACCCATGATTACAACACCGCTTTCGTTAGCAGCACCAACCTTTTCGATAATTGCATCAAACTGAGCCTTTGTAGAAGCAGCTAAAGCACCAGTACCCTTGAGAGTAGCAGGAACAGGAATAAGATTTACACCATTTGCAAACTGAGAAGAAATGAGTGTCTGAACCTTCTGGATATAAGCCTTAACAACCGCATCCACGAAAGCACCCCAATC